CCGCGATAAAAGGCTAATTTCATTTTTTATTTTCTCTTTGTCGATTTTTTAACCGCTTTTTCTTCTTTTACTGCGACGGCATAACCGCTCTTTACAACATAACCACCCAGAGACTCGCTCACGTTACACTCACCGTTTAACTCACCGTCTGCGCTTAGAAATGTTTTTTTAAATCTTACAAGCATAAAACCTCCATAAAAAAGGGCGACCCGAAAGCCGCCCTCTCATACTATCTGGCTAGATTAAACCGGTGTTAAGTCACCGCCGATAATACCCGCAGGTCGTTCAACCGTTAGAGCCAATCGTCTCTCAGCACGAACTGTCACAAGGTTAGTTGTGAAGTTTGAACCGTCAGACTCGCTCAACTCAACAGTCACGCCTTGACGGTTGTGTACCGTTGCTGATTGACCAAACGCACCGACAAGAATGTTATCAGCCGTGATACCGATTGATTGAACAATAGGTAATCCGAACACCGACATTTGCCCTGCGGCATTGACGTTGATTCGCGCCGCATTAGATGTTGATGTCAACGCATCAATTTCTAACTGAGCCGCGTCAGCCGGGTTCATAACGATAGCGTCAGCCGGATAACCATTCGCCCAAGCGTCAGCAATCATCTTGCGGATAAGTACGAACTTTTTAAGCGTTGCGCCTAAGTCAGCGTCAGCATAACCGTGTGCGGTGAAGTTCCCTGCATCAAGCAAGCCACTCATGTTAGGTGCAACACCATCACCTGCGCCGAGTTGTTGCTCAACGCGAAGATCAACGCCGTAAGCCATGCGAGTATTCACATAAGCCGCAAGAGCAGGCGCATCAGCCGCTAATTGCTTAGAGATTTTCACCCAATGGGCAACAGTGCTTACAGGCATTGAGTTCAATGCGAAAGTAATACCTGTTTCTGGCTTAGAACCTGCTTCAGCCGTTTCAGCCGCCGCATTTGTGAAGCTAGCCTCGCGTGTGTACTCGATAGCATTGCTTGACGTAGGAATTGATGTTAAGAACGACTCCAAAGTAAGCGGTTGCATAGCACCACTAACAACGCCCGTCTTGCGGTCAGGTGCAACGGTTGCGTCACTGCCTGTTGTGGTTGTGTTGACCACTTCAAATCGTGCCTTTTGTGCGTGTCCCTCTGTGAAGTTTTTGTAACTATCAGACTCGACAAACTGCTTACCCATAGATTTAACGCCTTCGCCGCCCGCTGAAATAATGCCGCTTTGCTCTAAAGCGAGTAATCGGTCTGCGACTTCGCGCTGTTCTACGCCAAGTTTTCCGATGGCATTGTTTATTTCTTCCGAAACACTGCCTGTTTGTTGCATCTGTACTTCGGCTTTTGCTTGGAAATCAGCAAGTTTAGCCTCGATACTCTCGATGCTTTTTAAAATTTGTTCACTCATTTTATTTACCTTTAATGTTAGTTAAATGCGCCTTCTAACTTAACCGCTCGTCTAACCGCTTCAACGCGGCCTCAACTTCGGTCATGTCTTGCGCTTCGGTTTCTTCTTTAAAGATAACCTTTGCGCGGCTAGTCAACGCTTTAGCTAGCCTTTGTGAAATACCATTTGCATCTCGCAAACGGCTCTCAAAATCTTTTGGTGTTTTAATATCATCGACATCAATATCATTCGCCACTGGCATATTTTTAAAATGTCGGTCAAAACCTGTGACCTTCGCCGCAACACCTACCGCATCGCTTATCGTGTCAATAAATCCATGCTCTAAAGCGTCATTAGCGTTCATCCACGTTTCAGCAGCCATCATGTCGCGTAATTCACCTTCGGTTTTCCCTGTGCGTTTTTCGTAGATGTTAACGATTGAGTCTTGTAGCTTGTCCATTACATCAGCAACGCTCCGTAGTTCTTCAGCGTCACCAACCGCACCGCCCCAAGCGTTGTGAATCATAATAAAAGCATCTTCTGGCATACTGATTGTGTCTGCCGCCATCAAGATAAATGATGCCGCGCTCGCTGCGATGCCCTCTACATTGCCGTGAATTTTTGCATTGTGTGATTTGAGAGCGTTATACATAGCGAACCCATCTAATACCGAGCCGCCAGGCGAATGAATGGATAGATTGATTGCGGTTGCGTTTTTATGCGCTTGTAAGTCTGCTATAAAATCAGCCGCCGATATGCCCCATAAGCCAATTTCATCGTGTATTGAAATATCGACAACCTGCTCGCCTTTGTTTTTTATTGAATACCAGTTTCTCATAATTATTGCTCCACTGTCTCAGGCGGCACGCCACCCATTGATTTTGTTTCTCCCAACATATCCAACGGTACTAGGTTTACCTGCGCTGTCAGCATATCGCCACCGTCTAACGGCATATCATTCTCTTTGAGCCTGCACTCATTCCGCGTTTTTAAGCCGTTTTGCACCGCTTTTGCGTATATCTCCATGCGGTCTTTAAGCGATGCTCGCAGTAAGGCATCAAGGTTAAACTCAACGCTTATATTTTCTGCGCGTTGTCTTGGCGTTAATACACGCCGTTCGATGGCCTGCTCGATGCGCTCAAGCTGTGGCCTGAGTTTTAATCGGTAAAAACCGTCTATAATTTGCGCGGTTGACGAACCTAAACTCGTGCTTTGCGCCGTGTCGTTGATTAAAACACTCGGAACGCCAAACCATCTGGCTAAATCCTGAACGGCAAACTGTCTTGTTTCAAGCAACTGAATATCAGCAGGCGACATCCCTAGCGGCTGAAATTTAAACTGCGCCTCCAGTATATAAAGCTCTTTTTTGTCGCCATCGGTGATACTTGAGAAATTATCACGCAATGCCTCGCGTTGGTCTGCTGATAGCACCGTGTCCGACATTAAAATACCGGGTCTGCGGCCAGACTTTTTAAATGTTTTTGTCGTGTGGTTCTGTGCGTTAATAGCCAGACCAACACTCGAGCGCATATAATCCAACGGCGATAAGCCGACAATACCGTTGCCCATCCCCTTGATATGTAAAATATCTGCCTCTGCGTAGATTAAATCCACTTGGTCTAAGGTATAACAGTACGTTAAAGAGCCATCATCGTTTAGTATGACCTCCATTTGGTCTGCCGATAACGGATGCAGGGCTATTACCTCGCCATTTGCAGACTTTTCTATTTTTGCGTAAGCATTGCCGCGCAGAAAGTAGTTAAGAAGCATTTGCTCCCAAAATTCCTGAATTGTCTGCCGCCTGTTTGGTGAGTTACCCAAAACAGCATAAAGCCTTGAGTTTTTCAAGTTAAACCGTTGTCCTGCGCTGTTTGTTTGAAAAACGGCCATCGGCAGGCTCGAAATTGTCTCAACAAGTAGTGTTATGCAAGCCCAAACTGTGCTGACCTGCAACGCGCCGTCAATAGTTGTAATTGGCGCGTCATCATGTGCGCTCATTGTTGGTGTGTTGTACTGCGTACCCACGCTCTGCTCGGTCGCGTTTGAACGCCCGAACGTAAAAAATTTGGATAATATGCTCATAAAATTAATGGGTCATTTATAAAATCGTCAATCCTTGTTGGTGATTCTTGCATCATCCTTCCAAGTGACATTAATAGAGCGACTACACCATCAATCTTGTTTTCTTCACGCTCTTTTACGGGATGCCAAAGGCCGCTAAACTGCGATTTCTTAGCCATCGTGTTAGACACCATCCACGTCATACATGGATTGCCGTCATGTTTAAATTGATTTGAATAAACAAGGTTTTCCAGTTCGATAAACGGTGCTGTGAAAAACTTAGCGGCCTGTCGTATCTCGACCATAGGCAAACCCTCTTGTATTAACTTAGTAGCAAAGTACGAACTAAACGCCGGGTCAAATGCTATTTCCTGAACATCGAAATCGCGGCATATACTGCGCATATCTTCAGCAATCACGTCAAAGTCGGTCACATCACCGTCATTAACGATTAAATGCCCTGATTTTTGCCATCCTGCGTACTGACTATTGCCAGAATGTTCGACTTGTTGCTCGTTTAAATAGTAATTTCCAAACGAATAAAACACGCCATCGCGCTTAAATAAGATATTTAGCGCGGCAATATCACGCTTTTCTGCTAAATCTAACCCCAAATAACAAGGCTCGCCTAAGAAATCAGCGAGTTTTAATCCGCTTTCTGCCGCATCCCATTTACGCATGTCAAGCCAACTTGTCGCCGCGTTGACCCATACGTTTAAATGTTTGGTTAAAAAGTTGTTCTGCGCGCTCGGTAGCTCCAACGCTTTACGCGCTTTGCGTTGCATATCGCCCAAACCAACCGACACACCCATGTTCGGGTTAGCCTTTATCCAGTTAGCCTCATCTGCCCAATCATCGTCTGCGTCTAGCGTGTAGATAATGCCGAAATAGGTATCATCTTCGTGCGAGCCGTCTAGTATTCGCCGCACATAATCTCGTTGCTCGTAGCAAATACCACTACGATTAGAACCTGCCGTTGTGATTGCCCATATAAGCGGTTGTGTCCTTGCGCCTGTCGCTGTCTCTAACACATCCCACACATCACGAACCTTGTGCGCGTGTAGCTCATCAACTACTGCGAAGTGTACGTTTAAGCCGTCAAGATTACCGCCTTGATCTCGCGCTAACGCTTTCATCCTAGATGCACTCGCCTGCTGATAAACCGTGTGGCTTGATACCTCAACGCCTAAGTCTCTTAGGCCAGAACACCGCCTAACCATGTTCTGCGCATCCTCAAAAACAATCCTCGCCTGGTCGCGTGTCGTGGCCGCTGAGTAAATTTCCGCGCCGCCCTCGCCATCCAGTGCAAGCATATAAAGCGCAACCGCGCTAGACAATGTACTCTTTGCGTTCTTTCTAGCGACCTCTGTATAAGCGGTCTTAAACCGCCGATGCCCTTTTGCATCCACCCAACCAAATATCGTGGT